CCGTTCGGCACGTCCGTCAACAGGAACCAGCCGTTGGTGTCAGTCAAGAAGTGGTTCACGGTGTAACCACCGGGGATAGAACCATTGTTCTTCAGGGCATTGACATCATTGTCAGAAGTTCCAACGCGCTGTTCCGTTTCGAGCAAACGAGTCGCCACGAACATCAAAGCAGGGGGAACGACCAGCTTCTTCGGCTTAGCAGCGATCAGCAAGCCACGCTCATCAGTCCATGCAGCGATCTGGATCACGGCATTTTCCAAAGAGGTTTCGTTCAAGTCGGCGGCGACTGAAGGACGGTTGCTGTTGGTGCCACCGGAGACCAGTGGGTGCGCTGTAGAACACAAAGACACGCCGTCACCGTAGGTGACTGCGGAGCTAAACGCATTGTTCAAGACCGTTGCAGCCTTTACTTGCTTTGTGTATGCCATGCCACGGGCCAGAGCCTTGGTGTAGCGGGCTGAGAGACTATCGTACAGATTGTCCTCAACTGCCTCTTCAGTGATACTGAAGCCCATTGCGATGGTTTCGTGGTTGTATCGTGCGGTCCAAGCTTCCTGCGCATTGTCATAAGCAATGGCAGAACCCTCGTTCTTCACTGGAGCGGCGGAGAAGCCAGAGAGCTTGGTCTCTTCTTCAAAGGAACGCTCTGAGGACTCAACCTCGTAGATTTCCTTGTGCTCTTCGCCGTACTTCGCATATTCCAGACCAAACAAGGCGTTCAGACCGGGGAGCAGTTCTTTAAGTAGTTGTGCGCGTGAAATAGCCATGATTTAGCTCCTTATTAAGCGACTGCTGCGCCAATGTAATACTGGTGCTGAGAGTGATTGATTTTCACCAAAATCTCTGAGTACTGAGTAAATACAATGGTTGAGCCTGCTGGGATTGCGACGATGCTGCCGGGAACGGCGATTGCCAAGTTGATGTTGACAGTGGTAGCACCTGCAGCCGTATTGGCTTGCACGTACGAACCTGTCTCCACCAGTTGACCGTTAGCCGCAATGTAGGATACATCCGAGCCTGCCAGAATCGCGCTTGGAAGGCCTGTGCCTGTCAGCGTAATTGCGGTGCCGGAAGAAGAGCCAACTGCCGAAACAGCCGTAGAAGTCTCACGAACCACGTCCAAAACCCGCAGGGGGAAAGTACCTGTGATAGCGGGAGCGCCTGCACCAACAACAGCGGCAATAGCGTTCGTGGAGTTGCCAGTATTCAGGTTAACAGCGTTGTTAATCATCTGAATGTTTTGGCCGATCAGTGCGCTATTAGCAGCGCCAATAACGGTAGTAGCCGAACAAACAACTCCTTTGAACACGGTGTCAGGATCATCAGTAACAATAGCTACTGCGTCACCCGCCAACGTACCTGCCGGCCAGTACTGCGAGAAGAACTTCTGCTTGGTCAACGGGTTCGTGTACGAACAACCGAGGAACACACCGACCAGACCACTTGCGCCTGCAGCGGTGACCGATAAACGTACGGTATTGCCGCGGTTCAACGCAACAATATCGCCATAACCAATATCAGTGGCGTAGCCATACTGAATTGGGTACTCACGGGTAGAACCCGCAAAAACTTGACCGCCGATCAGATTGACCGGCTTTAGCCCGTAGGGGGCATCAACGGTGGGGTAAGCCATCTTAGACTCCTAAATTAAGTACCTTTACCGAAAGTGACTTGGGACTTACGTTCTTTGAACATAGGCATCCGTGGGTCATTTTCACGCATATAAGTGTTATCTACGGAATTCATTTGAGCGTCCGCTTGTTGGCGGTAGTACGCATCGCGTTGTTCCACAAACTCCACGGGTGTTTTGCACAGCAACAAACCGCCAATTTCAACCGAATCAGGGAATCGAGAAGATTGCCCAGACATAAGTCTAATTTCAGGATGATCTGAAGCCTTTACAGGTTCCCAACCTTCACGAAGTTTTGAAGAGACGTTAAGCGGATCGGAATTATTCAACGTACTGATCCGAATCCAACGAAATGCAAAGCCGGGTTCCGGGTTAGGGTCAGGCAGTAGCTGGGGCGGCATCCATTTTGTGGGGCGCTCCATTTTCGCTCGGGTTTCCAAATCGCGTGGTTGTCTAATAGTTTCAGCCATAATCATTTCCTCATTTCGTCAGCAACCTTACGGGCGTACAGTTCCAAGGGAACTCCAAGCCTTTTGGCGATAGACACTTGCGTTTGCGTTAGTACGACCTTTCGGGGAGCAGTACTTCGGGTTGCGGGTGCCACTACGTTCTTTTTTTGTGTACGCTGAGATGGAGCATCAGCGGTTCCTTCTGACTCGAACTTGTCTGGGAACACTTGTCGTACACGAGAATTAACTCGATCATAATAGGTATCAGACTGTGGATCAATGCCGTCTTTGATTAGTTTGTTGTGCAAACCAAGCGCAAAGCTAGTCATCTCATCATCAGACCCAAACCAACTATTCTCTCGCTGCCATTCTACTGCTTTTCGATCTTCAGGAGGATTAGCAGCGAATTGTTGTGGTTGTACCACAGGAGTTTCGGCTTGTACAGGGGTAGGCCGAAAATTATTAACTCGCTCCGCTTTTAACTTCGCTGCAGTCATGCTTTCTTGCGCGTCTACAAGTGCATCAGAATCCCCGGCCTCATATGCAGTCTTGTAGGCTCGCTTGGCGGCGTCCAACTCATTAGCGACTACTTTCTTGGCCTGCTCCAATAAAGCGGTCTGCCCTTGGTTAAGGGAGCCCTTAAGCTGCCGGTTCTCTTCCGCAATAGTCTGTGCAATACGCACCGCCTCCTCGCGCTCGCGTAATGCGGACTCTTTAGCCCGACGCTCTTCGTGATAGCCCTTGGTAAAGTGCTTGATGCGCTTCTTGGCGCTATCAGAATAACTGTCTAGCTCCTCGTCGGTAGGGTCTACCGGCGCTTCGGCCATAGGCTTACGATTGCGGTCCTTCTCGGGAGTATCGTCAACAATCTCGACTTCTGGCTCCGGCTCCGGCTCAGGAGTTACTACACGACCGCCAACTCGGGGTTTGACGGATTCAACTTCGTCGGGGAATTCAAATTCAGTTTTTTCGATGTTCATAATATCTCCTTAGGGACGTTGGATACCGCGGGGGTCCTGAACAACTGCTTCCACAGAGTCGTCATTCAAAATTCGCCACTCGGTGCCGTGAATCTTCATGCGAGTGCCCGTGTTAGGGCGTACAAGAATAAAGTCACCCACTGCGCAAGAGGGTCCGGAGGGAAAACGTTTTTCATCTTTAAATGCGTCAGGGCCGAGTTTCGCTACGAACAGTACTGGAGACAGTAACTCTTCGTGGTGCCGAGCTTGATCTGATTTCAGAATCCCGCCTTCATACTCTTCCTTTGCCTCCGGCAGCATACACAGAATATGGTATGTAACAGGGTCAGGAATCTGTTTGGCTTTGGCTTCATTGTTTTCCGCCAATATAGACACCGGCCCTTTAGGGTCTGCCGTGTGGCTTATTAGAAATTCATTCGGCTTCATATCGCTCCATTTTCTTACGCAGGTCTTGTAGATCGGTAAGTGCGAGGCCAAGACCGTAGATAACCCCGCACATTCTTTGGTACTCCCCAAAGTCTTTACAACTCCCCTTTGCAAGGGAGTCTGCCATGTACTCCACATGGGCCTTAAATTTCTTCTCCAAAACTTCTAGTTCAGTCATGTTGGTGTCCTAGCTTTCTGTGCCGCTAGCTGCTGCTTGAGTTGGTTGGCCTGAACTGCTGCGGCCATCTTCTGTTGCTGCGCCTGCTGCGCATGTGTAAGCTGTTGCTCGTGGGCTTGCTGGGTCTGCTGCATGGTCTGAGCATGGCGTTGTTGAGCCAGCGCTGGGTCCTCGCCCTGCTTGCTAGCCATTTCCTGCGCTTTGAGTTGCAGTTCCGCTTGCTTGATCTGCAGGTCACCCTGAATCTTCTGGCCCTTAAGCTCAACTTCCTTGCCTTTGAGTTGCAATTCGGCTTGTTGGAGTTGCATCATCGGGTCTTGTGCCGCCTGTTGGGCCTGTGCCTGTTGGGCCTGTGCCATGTTCAACTGCAGCAACTGCGTAGCCGCTTGAGCGGTCAGGCGGGCCAGTTGAACTTCCACATCCTCCGGCAACTCTGAATCAGGTGCGGGCATCGTAACGCCCATCTGCTCCTCGATCTTGCGGCGGTATGCGAAGGCCAAGTGCTCAGAGATATGCGCCATCGTCGCCGCCATCATTTGCTGCGCCATTGGGTTCTGCCCCATCGTCTGCCCAATCATGGGGTCTTTCATAAACGTTGTGTGAACAGCGATATGAGCGTCGTGATCTTGGTAGATGAACGCCTTGACTGGCTTACCGTTAAGGAACGCCATGTTCTCGCTGATCGGGTCGCGTGGCTTCAAGTCATCGTCAACCGGCACAAGCTTCTCAACGTTCTTGATACCCAATACTTCAAGCATCTGACGGTGCAACTGAGGCAAGTCGTAAATCTGCGGAGCGCCTTGGGCCAACTGAATAGCCGCTTGGTACTGCATGATCCGCTGCGCCATTGTGGTGCTGTTGGGATCGCTGACGGGGATAACCTCCACCATAGAGTAGTCGCCGCGCTTGGCTTTACGGTCGCCTTTAGCAGGGTCGTATTCATACTCATCAGGAGCGTTGTCTCCAATGATCGTAGCCAGCAGCTTGAACTCTTGCTTCATGGACGCATGAACCCGGGCCTGCACAGCACTCATGGTCTTCAGCGTGCGCTCCAACAGCGCCAGCGTTGTACCTACCGGGGCGTTGCCCGACATGTCAGCGATTTTCATGTCACTGATAGCGCCCAAGCGGCGGGCTTCGTCGGTAATCTGGTTCAACAAGGCCAGCAGTGTCTGGCTAGGCTCCTTGTATGGCAGCGGCATGATGTTGTCACGCACGGTCCCAGAAGCCACATCCACGTCACGGAACTCGCCCGGAGCGATGGGAGTGTCGTCGCCCTTGATGCGCAAGCCACGAGCCTTCAGGCCGCCCGGCAAGTTAGCCAGCGAACCTGCGTCAATCAACTGACGGATCAGGGAAGTGCCTGCGCGGGCGTAGCCGCCGATCAGGTTAACCAGTCCGAAGCCATAAGCGCCGAAGCCGGGGATGTAGGTGTACTGTACGAAGTGCTGACGTTTCAGCTTGGTTACATCGTCTTCTTCCCAATTCCTGCGAATAGCCAGCACTTCGCTGGTGCCGCGCTCAATAGTCACCACGTACGGCAGTGCAATGCCGTCCTCATCCTCGTACCCGGGCATATCCCAATCTACGTGAATCTCAAGCAACTGGAACCGGTCGTCGTCCGTGACACTGTAGCCTTGCTCTTCGGCTTTCTTCTTCTCAACGTCCGTAGTGATATGGACTGGATCGCCAAGCTCAATATCCCGGTAGAACCCCGCTACCTGCAGCTTGCGAACCTCGTTCTCGGTCTTGCGCATGACATGCGTAACCCGCTCTGCGGTCTGCGAACTCGACGCGCCGTAAGGAATAATCACATCTTCTGCGGGTACGAACAGAGCCACTTGCCTACGCAGTGACGGGTCGTTGTACACCTTCTTGAAGGCAGAACCCGACAGGCCAAGGTTAAACAACATGCGCTCATGCTCTGGCCGATACTCAGGCATCTTCTCCAGAATCTGGTAGTTCATGTCCTCCTGAACCCGGGCGGCTGCCGCTTCCGTATCCTTGGTCGATGCCCCCACGATGGAAGTTTTTACCGGGCCTGCAGCAGGGAACGTCTCTGTAACCATCTCCGCTTGGAACCGGATAGCCGCTTCTGTCAGCACTGTGGAATAAACGCCACACGCCCCACTCCAAGGCTCTGTACGCTCGTCGTACTTCATACCCAAGACCTCAAGGCCTTTCACATAAGCGTCAACCCAGTCCTTACGGGAGTTGATATCGGCATCCACCAGCGCCAGCAGGTCACCTGCGAGGGTAGTCAACTCGCCCTCATCCATGAACTCAGCGAGGTTATCCCCAAAGTCTTCGCCCTTGGTGGGCTCTGGAATCAGCGTAATCTCTACGCTACCATCTGCCAGCGTCACGCGGTCCGGGTTCTCAATTTCGATTTCCAAATCCGGTTCCGTGTTTTCGAGAGTGTCCATAATGGCCCCAAGCCCCATAGGTGCAGGTGTTAGGGAAGGGGACATACTTGAGGTTGCCATAAATATCTTTCGTTAGTAGTAAGAGGCTTTACGCGCCGCTTGGAAGTCTGAATTATCCCCGTGGTCGGACGTTAGCCGCAAGAGCCCGCCCTTGCGAATCCGAATGAGGGCCAGCGTCAAGGTATCCACTTGGTCATCATGCTCCCCGCTAGGAAACGCCAACAACTCCTCTACCACGCTGGTAGCCCATCCCGTTTCCGGGAACCATACCTGCCCACTCATAAACATATCACTGACAGAATTCAGTCTTGCTATCTTATCTTGGCCCTTACCGGGGCTGTAGTCCTGCACAAACAAGCCAGAGCGCCGCATTTCGTCAATCAGGGGCTGACCGCTGGCCTTAGCCTCGACAATTATGCTATCGGGCTCCCAATCTTTGGCCTGCTGCAGGGCCATTTGCTTCAATTCTGGGAATTCCCACTTACCTACTACACAATTTAGCAGGATTACATTGTCTATATCCTCTTCATTCTTCCATACACCCCATGTTTGGCACACAGAGTAGTCAGAACGGGTTTTTGTGGTGAGTGCAGTATCAAATGACTGCACAATGTAGTCCACAGCAGGAGGTTTCTCATGGGGCCACCACTTAATATGGTCTCGTTTGATGATCGCAGCTTCTTGTGCGGTCGGATTCTGCTGGTATTGGGCGTTCCACTGCCATGATGGCATCGACGCCTTGGTCCGCAGGAGGGAATCCAAGCTCCATTGCTCCGGCCACAGCGATTTCTGCAGTACTGCAGGGGCATCGGGGTCAAAATCGGGACTTTCAGCGTCGGCCAGCGGGTTTGGAAACTCCAAAATGGCCGGAAACTCGAACATATCGTACTGATCGCCGTCTTCGTTCAGCGAACTGTCCTTCAGCAAGCGCCCAATCAGGTCCCGCTGGTGCCA